CAGGACATTGGAACAGGTTTCATACTGAAACAGGAACAAAAAATTATGTAGTAGCAGCCCCAACAAGTGGTAGTGGTTATTTTACTTTTAACGCTGCTTCTTCTGGAGCAAAACTATCTTATGCAGGAATATATCAGCAGTTATCTACAACTGTTGGCACAGAGTACGAAATTCAAGTAACAAATACGACAGGTACTGATACAGCAACTCTATATGTTAACACATATTTTCAAAGATATAATATAAGTCAAAACGAAGTAGGTTATAAAATAAACACAACTGCTAATAAAACTTATCCTGTAACTTTTGAACAAGATTGTATTTTAACCTCAACATTTACTGCTAAAACTCCAAATGATTTTATTATGATATACCTTACAACTACTGCTGCATCTGCAAGTATAAATATTACAAATATTTCAATTAAAGAAAAGACAGATATTTTAGTTCCTATATATTCAGAAGATAGAAGGGGTAACGCAGAAAAAGTATTAAGAAGAGAGTATAAAGAAAAAACATTTAATACATAATGAGATTTTTAAAGCACACAAATATAACATTAAGACAGGTAGGTGATATGCTTCGTGTGAAACTGCAGGATGAACTAAAAGCACAAAAACATAATGCTACAGGTAGATTAAGTAGAGGGTTGAAATATAATGTTATTAAGAAAGGTTTGAGTATTTTAAATGTAACTTCATCTGTTGCATATTGGAAAGCAGTTAACAATCCTAAATTTGCTAAAGCCCCAAACTTTAAAGAAGTTCTTAAATGGGTACAAGCGAAAGGACTTTCTATAAGTTCGGCTCAACCAATATTTAAAAAGTTAAAATCTCATTATGGGAAACCTTATGTGTATTGGACAGAAGGGAATAATTTAAGAAGAACAAACTTTGCAGGATATGTAGCAAACAAACATTCAAAAGAAGTAGCAGATAAATTAGCACCATCAATAGGTGTAGATGTGGCTAATATGATTTCAGAACAAATAAAAAAGAATAATCCAAAAACAAATGTTACTAAAGCATTTTAATATATAAAGATATGGCAACAAATACAGAAAAAATAGTAGTACAGGTAGTCGTACAAGGAGATAAAGATTTACAAAGATTAGAAGGTAGAACTAAAAAAACAACTGCTAGTTTTGGTAAGATGGCTGCAGGAGTTCTTGGTGCAGTCGCAGCCTTTAGACAGGTTACGTCAGTAGTATCAAATGCTATTAAAAGTTTTAGAGATTTTGAGTTTCAAATGGCTAAAGTAAAAGCAATTACTGGTGCTAACAGGACAGAGTTTTTAAAACTTACAAAATCTGCTCAAGATTTAGGTAGGTCTACGTTCTTTACAGCACAACAAGTAGCAGAACTACAAACTAATTTTGGTAAGTTAGGATTTACTACACAAGAAATATTAGACGCACAAGAGGCTACTTTACAATTAGCAACTGCAACAGATAGTGATTTAGGTAGGGCAGCCATAGTAGCAGGTTCGGCAGTAAGAGGTTTCGGATTAGATGCTAGTGAAACAAAAAGAGTAGTAGATGTAATGGCTGTTGCATTTACAAGTTCTGCATTAGATATAGAAAAATTCCAAACATCTATGACTAAAGTTGCACCGATTGCAAAATCAGCAGGATTCTCTATTGAAGATACTACAGCAATTATGGCTCAATTAGCAGATTCAGGTATTGAGGCTTCTATTGCAGGTACATCTTTAAGAAATATTTTACTTAAAATGCAAGACCCAAATTCTGATTTAGTAAAATCATTTGGTAAAACTATTCACTCTTTAGATGAGTTAGTTCCTGCATTAACAAAATTTAGTAAAGAAGGAGGTAGTCTGGCAGAAATCATGGAAGTTGTTGACCTAAGACAAGCAGCAGCATTTGAGCAAATGATTACAAGTAGAGAAAGAACAGTGCAGTTAAGAGATGCTTTAGAAGGTGCTAGTGGTGCAGCAGAAGAAATGGCTAGAATTGTTGGGGATACTTTAGAGGGGGCTTTAAAAAGGTCTGAGTCTGCAACACAAGGTTTTGCTATAGCATTTATGGATTTATTTGGTAAGACTTTCCAAAATATAGTTGATGGTTTTGCTTCTTTTGTTAATGTATTAACTGATTTTATAGAAATTCCTATATCAGAAAAACTTGAGAAAGATAGACATGAAATGAATCTTTTATTTGAAGTATTAAAAGACACTAACAACTCTCAAGAAACAAGAAACAAAGCAATGACAAGGCTAAACTTGGAGTATGGGAGTTATCTACCTAATTTAATAACAGAAAAAGACACAGTAAAACAGTTAAGCGAACATCAATTTAACTCTAATAAACAATTAGCAAAAAGAATTGAAATGATGGGTGCTCAAGAAAGGCTTAATGAAATTCAAAAAGAAGGACAAAAAATAGCAGCAGAGATATTTGATGAAACTGTTAAGTTAAGAGATTTAGAAGAAGATATGGGAACAAACAGAGAAAAGTTTTTTGTTGACCCTGATACAGGAGTACCCAGTAGTATTACTGGAGTTGCTATAACAACTTCTACAAATAAATTATCAAAATTAAACAAAGAACTAGAAGCATTTAAAATAGAACAAGAAGATGCTATAAAAGTAGCCAAAGAATTTGGTATTGATGTAGATAAGAATAATCAAGTAGTAGAAGATTCAACAACTACAACTAATACTAATACAGATGCAATTAATAATAACACAACCGCTAAAACAAACAACAGGATAGAAACTGAATTAAAAGCAGACGCAGAGCAAGACTTTATGGATATTATGAGTTTAGTTTTAGATGGTACATTAACTCAAGAAGAGGCGGAAGAAAGTTTAAGACAAGAAAGAATTAGGTCTATACAAGATGCAATAACAGCAATAGACAAAGAAGGTATTGCAATTTTAGGAAATTTTGAATTAAGAGAAAAACTTGAGAAAGAATTGTTAAAATTAAAATTAAAAGGACTTTCTGAAGAAGAAGATGGAAGAAAAAAACAAATTGCAGACTTGGCTTTAGTTGGAAAATCTTTGATTGATTTAGCAGGTAATGACGAAAAATATCAAAAAATTAGAGAGGCAGGTGTAAAAATATCTGCTGCTGCTGCTTTAGCAACTAATTTAGAAGCATTAGCATTACAAGGTAAATCTCTTGCACAAGACCTTGCGTTAGGGTTTCCACAAAATATTATAGCAGTAGCATCAACACTAGCATTAATTATGTCTGTTAGAGCAAACCTAAGGGCTTTGGCTGGAAGACCTTATGCTAAAGGAGGAATGATAGAAGAGTTTGCAAATGGTGGTATGGTACATGGAAGGTCTCACGCACAAGGAGGAGAGAAGTTTGCAGTAGGTGGTAGAGTAGTAGAATTAGAAGGAGGAGAGGCTGTTATAAATAAAAGAAGTACAGCAATGTTTAGAAATCAATTATCAGCAATGAACGCAGCAGGAGGAGGTGTTAAGTTTGCAGATGGTGGTATGCTTAATATGCCTTCATTTACTCAACAACAATTTAATGCTGTAGGGCAAAATCAAATGATGGGTGCTATGAATAGGTCAAGCAAAGTAGTTGTTGTAGAGGCTGATATAACAGACACACAAAACTCTGTAAATGTTATAGAATCAGACGCAATTATTTAATAATAAAAAAAATAAACAAATGTTTGTTGATAAAAAAACCAAGTTAGAAAGATTAAGTATATGCAAAAGTTGTAGTTTTTACCGAAACTTTATGTTATTAAAAAGACCAAAGATAAAGTGGGGAGCAAGATGTGCAGATTGCAAGTGTTTCCTAGATGCAAAAACTTCTTTAACAAAAGAGTTCTTTGGTAAATGTCCTCAAAATAAATGGTAAAACTTTACATATGAATTTAAAAGAAATCGCTAAAAATTATAGCAAAAACAAAATTACAGCAATGACAGATGCTGTTATTAGAAACAAACAACACACAAGAAACTTTACTACTTATCATACTGACTCATTAAATTTAATGTTTGCAGAATGGCACTTATTATTTCCTGCTAATAAGCAAGATATGAATTGCTCTTCTTGTAGAAAAGCAGTAGTTAAATTTTGGGAAACTATTGTAGATGAGTGGATTGTTATGGCACAAACACCAAAAACAACAAAAAAACCTAATGCCTCTAAAAATAAAAAGACAAAAGCAAAATAAAGTTGATGTAGTGAAAGACTTTATTGAAACTGCTGGTGTTGGATTAGAAAAAAGATTTGGACTATATCCAACCTGTAAAGATGTTGTTAGGCATTTTGTAGAAAGGGGTATAATAGAACCTAAAAGACTTCGTAACTTTATGATTATTGTGGACTTTGATAGAATGTTGGTTACTAACAAGGGTAGTAGAACACATACTTGGATGGATTTATCTATAAAATATAATATAAGCGAAAGTCAAGCACAAAACATAGTGTATAAAGAAAGACAAAAATCAACAATATCTTATAACATTAGATATTAAAGTTTTGTATAGAAATAGTGTAAATACTTAAAACATTAATAATATTTTTGCGTTTATGAAAGGAAAATGGTATAGTATTCAAAACAAAGCAGGTGGCGAAACTGCTGATATATATATCTTTGATGAGATAGGTACTTATGGTGTAACAGCACAAGAATTTATTAATGATATTAAAGATTTAAAAGGAACGCCAATCAACTTACGCATAAACAGTTTAGGTGGAGATGTGTTTGATGGTATGGCAATGTATAATGTAATCAAAAGGAGAGAGGCAAAAACTACTGTTTATATTGAGGGGATTGCTGCAAGTATTGCTACAATTATTGCTCTTGGTGCAGATGAGGTTGTTATGGCTGAAAATTCTTTGTTTATGATTCATAACGCTTGGGGAGGTACTATGGGTGAAGCAAAAGACATGAGAAAGGTTGCTGAAACTTTAGATAAAATCTCAGGTGAACTGACAGACATTTATAGAAAAAAGACTGGATTATCTTACGAGGCTTTGCAAGAAATGATGGATGAAGAAACTTGGTTAAATGCTGAAGAAGCATACGAACTAGGTTTTGTTGATGTTATTTCTGACTCTATAAAAGTGGCTGCAAAGTATGATGTTTCTAAATTTAAAAACATCACAGAAGAAGAAATTCAGAATAAATTAAATATTAACATAAAAAACAGAAAAATGACTAATGAGTTAAAAGAATGGTTTAACAACAAAGTTGAAGAGATTGTTACTGCTGTAAAAGGTGATGTAAAAGTTTCTGAAGATGTTGTTGAAGAAACAACTATTAATGTAACATTAGCAGATAATGAAGATATAATGAATAAAATGTCTGATTTTGAAACTAATAACATTGAGTTGACAAACAAAATTTCTTCATTAGAAGAAGAGTTAGCAAATGCTAAAGGAACTAACTTAACTTTAACTGAAGAAGTAGAAGCGTTAAACGCTAAAATCAACAAAGCAGATGCTAAAGGTACTAAAATTGAAACTGAAGCAGACCCTGCAGTAGTTGAAAACAAAAAAGAAGATGCTAATGCAGATTTTTACAATGCAATAGCAGAAAGAATGAGAAATAAATTTAATAACTAAAAAATAGAAAAAAATGGCAAATGTAGCAAAAAAAGGAACTTTCGCAACTTACTCAGGGGCGAACCTTAACGAAATATTTTATGAGCCAGTATTTAAAAGTGATGATATTATGCGTAACTACAGAGTTATTCCTAATGTAAAACATAAAATGAATGTTTACACTTCTGCTGCTCTAACAAAAATAGTAACAAAATATACTGGTTGTTCACCAACAAGTGGTTCAACTCAATTTGATATTGATGAGAAAACAATTACAGCAGGTAGAATGAGAGTTGCTCTTGAGCAATGTCAATCTGAGTTTGAAAATACTTACATTGAGGAATTATACAGAAATGGTGTTGATGTATTTAATCTTGAAGGAACTGCAGTTGCAGATGCGATTGTAAATCGTGCTGTAAAAGGAATCGGACAAGACGTAGTAAGATTAGCATGGGGTGGCGACACTGCAAGTGGTAGTGCTGCTTATAACCAAATGGACGGATGGATGAAATTAATGGGTTCAGGAACTCCATTATCAGATAGAACTGAGTATAGTGCAGTAGCACCTACAGCACCTACAGCAGCAGAATCACTTGGTATTTTAAGAAATATGTATGATAATGCTCCAGCAGCATTACAACAAGTACCTGCAGCAGACAAGAAAATCTTTGTAACTCCTAAGACTTACAATGCTTACTTAGCAAACTTAGAAGGAACTTCTGCAGATTTAGCAATTACTAACCAACAAGATGGTGTCTTAGTTGTTAAGTTTAGAGGTGTTGAATTAGTTCCTATGTATGAGTGGGACACTATTTTAGCAGACACAGACCCAGCACTGTTCTTAAGAGGTGGTGTTAATGGAACAGAAGGTGCTTGTTACTGTGCAGTAGATAACCTAATTATAGGTTCTGATGTAACAGACCCAGAAGGTTCATTCAAAGTATTTTATGATGACTTAGAAGAGAAAATGTTCTTCAGAGGATACTTCAAGTTAGGAGTACAATTCTTGTACCCTTCACTTGTTCAATGGGGAATTTTCTACTAATAATATGTAATAATAGAGGGGGTGTCAAAACCTCCTCTTATTTACTTTTTAATAACTTATAAAATAATAATAATATGGCAATAGATACAGGAATCGGTGTAGATTGTACTTCTTTACAAAGCACAGGTGGTATAAAACAAATATGTTTAAGAAGTTTTGCTTCTGATGATGTTGTTACTTATAGTAATGCTGCAGGAAAGCATGATGTAACAAAGATTACTAGTGGTGGTGCTTCAACAGCAAATTGGTTTGTTTTTGAATTTAAAAATGAAACTGCTGCATTAAATATAAATGCAACTAAAGAAAATGGCTCAACAGCATTTGAGTGTGGTCTTAGTTTTATGATACCACAAATAAACAATTCTAGGATGCATGAATTACAAGCAATGCTTAACACTTGTATGATGGCAATAGTTGTAACTACAAATAACGAAAAATTAGTTGTAGGGTTAAGTGAAAAATATGCAAACGAGGATGTTCCTTCTAAAAACCAAACTTTCTTAAATTTAGCAAGTATGGAGGGAGGTACAGGTGCTGCGTATTCAGATGAAAATGGCTTAACAGTTAATTTGATGGCTAGACAATTTGAACTTCCAAGACAATATGACCCAGCAACTGGTGCAGGTCTTGTAATTGATACGTCTGCTTTAACAGCAACAACTACATAATAAATAAATATATACTAGTAGGTTGGTATTTTATCGTAAAATGTTTTAAACATGACCCTATTAATATATTTTTTTTATAATGTGTGATTGCTCTAATAATATTGTAGATTTATCACACTTAAAAATTTATACAATTATGGCAAAATATAAAGCAATAAAAAAAGTAACAATTTATCATGGAACTAATGGTGTTATAAGAACAGCGTCAGCAACACAAGAAGAGTTAGCATATGCTTATGAAGATTTGGGAGCAACTGATTTAATAGAAAAATTATCAACCACAAAAACAAAAGATGAGCCAAAGAAAGCAGCCAAAAAGAAAAAGTCAGGTAAAGAATCTTCAGACTCAAAAGAGTAATACTTTTGAATTTGGAGTTTTTAATTTAGCAATACCTGAGCATGTTGAAGAACCACAAGACTTATCAAAAGTAAGGACTAAGTTTATTCCTTTTGGTACTAATAACTTGTTTCCTCAATATTTAGCAGAATTAAAAAGAAAGTCTAGTACACACAGAAGTGTATTAGCACAAAAAGCAGTTTTCACAAGTGGTGCAAAATTTGTAACTAACAATGAAACTGTCAAAGAATACATCAAAGATGTAAATGCTGATGGCGAGTCATTAAGAGATGTTTTTAAAAAACTTGCTGATGACTATTACACTTTTGGTAATGCTTATTTAGAAGGCGTTTTATATGAAGGCGGTGTTAATCTATATCATATAGATGCAACTACTGTTAGAATGTCTAAAAACAAAAAAGAAGTGTATGTACATCCTGACTGGGCAAAGTACAACACTATGAAAGATAAACTTTCTATTATTCCTATTTACCCAAAAGTTAAAGGTAATAGGTTTGTAGTTCAATTTAAAGACTATGAGCCTACTTTTCAATTCTACGGATTACCAGACTACATTGCTGCTTTAGAGCATATTGCAGTAGATTATGAAATAGGAAAATGGAATCACACAAAATTTAAAAATGGCTTTCAACCATCTGCTATTATTGAGATTAATGGCGATATGGGAGAAGAAGAGGCTAAGAAGTTAGTAAGAGAAGCACAAAAGAAATTTGTTGGAGATGGCAATAATGGCAAGATAATGTTTATTGTTAAGAATGGAGATGCTTCACAGGCTAACGTACAAATTATAAAAGATGACCAAGAAGGTAGTTGGATAGATTTACAACGAATAACTGACCAAAATATTGTAACTGCACATAGATGGCAACCATCATTAAGTGGTTTAGTTAGTTCTGGAAAAATGAATAATACAGGTAGTGAGATTAGAATTGCTTATGATTTAGCAATGACTACAGTAATTAAAGATACTTCTGATTTACTGCTTAATGGTTTAAGAACTATTTTATTTAAAGAAATGGGATTCTTGCCAGAAGAACTTTTGATACATTATGAGCCGCCTATTAGTTTTGCTACTCAGATAGACCCTAAAGCAATACTAACTATAAACGAGCAAAGAAAGATGTTAGATGAAGATTTACCAATGTTAGAAGAAGGTGATATGTTTATAACAGATAGAGAACAAATCATTGTAACAAGAGAAGATGAATCACAAGTAACTGAAACAAACAAATAACTATGGCGAATGTAAATAAATATAATCCTTTAGTAACTGCAGCAGAAGTAATTAGTAATAGTTTTACAAATGCTAATACAGATACTGCTTTAATATCTAATAATACTATTTTACTTGCAGAATTAGCACATTTAAAAGAAGCAATAGGTCAAAAGTTTTATGAAGAAATAAAAACACAACATCATAATGGCACTTTAACTACTGCAAATGAAACCTTAATGGATGATTTTTTAACTAGATGTTTATGTTGGTTTGTTAGATTTGAAGTTATAAATGAAGTACAAAGTAATAGTACAAGTGCTGGTATAGTACACAATATAGATGAGTTTGCTACAATTATAGACCCAGCAGAATTAAATGCTTATAAACAAGATACATATAGAAAGGCTGAAATATATTTAAAAGATATGTTAGATTATATGGATGATGATGACCAATCAGGTCAATATCCTACTTATGAGTCTAATAAACCTTGCAATAATAATGTTTACAAGAATCATGGTATAATAATGTATGATAGTATATATTCAAGACCTACCAGAAACTATGGTAGTTGGAAAGATTACTGTCCTTGTGATGACTGTTAAAAAATAAATAAATGGCTTCAAACGAACATAAAAACTTAAATGACATAAATAGACATAATCCAAAAGGGTTTGAAACTGCTAATAATAGTACAGTTTTATGCAAGAGCATAGGTACTGATATTACTTTAACTGATGGTAGTTTGGCTTGGCAATCTAAATCTTTAATGGGTACTACTAATTATCAAATGCAAGGATATTTGACAGGTGCTACAAATTATACTTATGGAGAAGATATTGCAGATACTAAATCTCCTTATGAGATGGCTGTAGATTATACTTCTTCAACTGTTGCAGGAACAACTATAACAGTAACAAAGGTATTTAGAATAGGTCAAGGGTGTGTTATACCACAAGCCTGTAATGTTAGTTCTATTTTTGGTTGGATGACTTCTAATGGTACAACTACTATAACACTTGCATTGTGTAAGGTAACTCCAACAGCAAATGATTCTTCTGCTCTTCAGCCTGTAGTTATTGATGAAATTGCTTTAACTGGTCTTAATAGTAATGACAAAATGATTGCTATAAACGAAACAACTATAACTACTGCAACATTAGCAGCAGGAGATATTATATTTCCAATGGTAAAAGAATCAAGTGCGGGTTCTACGATATACTTTAACACTAACATTCAAACAACAGCGTTCTAATGACAACTAAGGAGGAGATAATAGCAATGAAAAAAGATATAACTTCTATAAACAAAAAAATAGATAGCATAGATGAAAAGTTAGATATGTTAACAGACAAATTACTAAATCCTGATAATGGTGTTACTGCTAGAGTTAACAGAAATACAATGATGAGGAAGAATTTAGTAAAGGCAATGTGGGTAATATATACTATTACTCTAGGGGCAATAATAAAAATATTTACAGATTAATAACAATAAAAAAATAAGAAATAATGAGTACATATGATACGGATAATACCCTACTATTTGAAATGTTAGGGAAGGGTGGCGGAACAACAGTTTTCACTACTGCAGCACAAACATCAACAGATTTTTACTGTGTTTATTTTCCAGTAGAATCAGTAGTTGCTTCTATTACAGCAGGTGGTTGTACTGGTGAAACTGCTCTACAAACGACACTACCTGCTGGGACTCACTTGTTCATGCGAATCACCTCTATAACTTTAACTAGTGGAATAGGAATAGGATATAGTGAGCATGATGGTAACGCTAATGCCTAATGAAATTAGCATTAAGCATATCGTTAGGCTCAAGCAAACCTAGAAGTGGTAGAAGTACTGCTTTAATAGTAGATGCTTTTAAAAGAAGAGTTGTATCAAGAGGTGGTTCTACAACTAAGTTGGGTTGTTTAACTGTACAATTAAACGCAATTAAAAACATAGCATAATATGAGTTTATTAGATGATGTAAGTTTAATGATAACACCTAATGGGGTAGCAGAAGATGTATTATTTGGAGTATTACCTGAACCAATAATAGGTACTGAATTAATTACTAATGGAGATTTTGCAACAGCAGGAACACCAACTACAAGTAGTTATTCATTGGGTTGGAATTTAGCATCGGCTTCAAATGTAGGGAGTAATATTGTAGGAGGTGAATTAGTTTTAACAAGTGATAGTTCTTCATCAGTTTATCCAAGAGTTTACGCTACTAATGGAGTAAATAGTATAAACATTTTGACAATAGGTAAAACATATAAATTTACCTATACAGTTTCAGAGGTTAGTAACTCTCCAAATCTTGCATACTTTAATGGGTATTCATACGTTGATATAAATGCTACGTTAGGAACTCACACTTACTACTACACTCAACTTTCCCCAAATCAAATATTTGTTCTTAACAACGATAGAAATGCTACTTCAGTAATAAAACTTAGTAATGTTTCTGTAAGAGAATACACATCAGCAGATATGGACTTCACTAGAGCAACTACTGCTACTTTTGTTAATTATGCAGAATTAATAACGAGTAGTGCAAGTGGTTTCCCAAGATTAGACACTCCTTCAGGTGGAGGGTGTCCTCATATATTAGTAGAACCACAAAGAATAAATATTGCATTAAGAAGTGAAGAAATAGATAATGCTACTTGGAGTAAGACAACTGGAGGTACTGCTTCAGCACCTGTTGTTACTGTTAACAATGTTGTTTCTCCTGATGGAACACAAAATGCAGATAAAGTTGTGTTTGATTTAAATGGAGGTACTTCAGGTAGTGATTTTAGTTTACTATCTCAAACTTATACCCAAACTGCTGACACTTATTCTTTAAGTTGTTATTTAAAAGGAGAGAGTGGTGGAGAAAAGATTTTTATGGATTTTGATAATCAAAATTCTAACATAGTAACTTTAACTACTGATTGGGTGAGATATACATTTAGTAAAGCAGTAACAAACACAGGTTCAAGAACTATTAAATTTGGAACAAGTGGTGGTGTAGCAACAGATGACAATCCATCTGTATATATGTGGGGATGTCAATTAGAAGTAAGTTCCTACGCTACATCATACATACCAACAGCAGGAAGTACAGTAACAAGAAATAAAGATTTGTTTGTAAGAACAGGAATTGGAGATTTAATTGGAACAGAAGGAGTTTTATATTTAGAGATGGCATCAGCAGGAAGTGGGTCGCAAGAAAGTATTTCTTTATCTGATGGAACGACAGGCAATAGAGTTATGATTTATTTTACCGCAGGTGGACAAATAAGAGGGCTTTCTGGGGTGGGCGGAGTACAAACTAATCCTGTAGTTTATGCAAGTGCTACTGAAACAGATTTTAACAAAATAGCATTAAGATATAAAGATGATGAATTAACTTTATTTGTAAATGGAAGTGAAAGAGATAAAGAAAGTGGAACTTTTAGTATTTCAACTGATTTAACTGACTTAAGATTTAGTTCAGGGGGTACAGGGGCATATTTTTATGGAAAAATAAGACAACTACAACTTTATAAAACAGCGTTAACAGATGCCCAATGTGATGCCTTAACAACATAGAATATGGAAGAGCCAAAATATAAAATATATAAATTACACTATACAGATAAACAGGCAGGAGATGCTGACCTAATAGCAAAAGGTGTTTATGAAGTTATTGAAGGGGAAAATGTTTATACTAACGAAACACAATCAGTAGTATACATAGGTAAGATTGTAGAAATTTCTGGAACTTATGATCCTGATGGACACGAAATAACACCACCTGTATATTATGATGGTGTATTTTATGATGTAATGACAACAGCAGAAATAGATTTTGGAGATGCTGAGGTTTTTCCAAAAGAATATGCACATACGTTTGCAGGATATTTAACACATCCTGAAACAGAAGAAGAAAACGAAATAATATAAATAATAATATAATAAAAATAATAATATGGCAACAACAGTAACAGCAGCAGATTTGACAGTAACAGTTACAGAATCTTATACTTTAAATGGAGTTAGTTATGGTAATTCATCTAATAAAGTTTTTTCAACTAATGGTGAGGTTTTACAAAGAATTATGAGTGTTAGCACTAGCGACCCTGCAATTTTAAACTTTGGGGCTGCTGATGCGGCAGGACAAGTAACAGTAGGAGATTTTAAATATTTTAGAATTAAAAATTTAGATGACACAAATTTTGTAATGTTAACTCTTTATAATGGTGCTGACTCTTTCTTTTATAAGTTAGCAGCAGGTGATACGTTTTTATTAATGAGTAATGATATGGATGCTATTGACGCAAGTACAACTTTTGGTGCGTTTGCAGATATAACTCAAATAAAAGCAGATGCAGATACAGCAGCGTGTGATATAGAAATATTAGCAGTAACAACATAATATGGCTAAAGGAGTTACATTTAAGTTTAGAGGAAATACTCGTAAAAAAAGAAAAGGAATACATAGTAAAAACGCTTCTAGGACTAAAGGGGGTCAACAGTATGTCAAACCCTATAGAGGTCAAGGAAGATAAATATAAATAATATGCCTTGCTACGAATGTGAAAATGGTAAATGGAAATTTGGTCAAACTGGCGAATGTCAGTATGATTCTAAATCTGAGTGTGAAACTGCTAATAAAGATTATTACGCAGAAGAAACTTATAATGACTATCCACAAGCAGCAACTAACAATGCTAAGAGAGCAATAAAGTACAAAGAAGAAAATGGTAGTGATTGTGGAACTGTCGTTGGCTGGACAAGAGCCAGACAATTGTCAAACAGAGAAAGCCTTACAAGAAGAACTATTGCTCGTATGGCTTCATTTAAAAGACATCAACAACACAAAGACGTTCCTTATGATGAAGGATGTGGGGGTATAATGTGGGATGCTTGGGGAGGAGATGCAGGTATAAATTGGGCAATAAAAAAATTAGAACAAATAGATAAAAAAAATATGGCTAAAAAAAAGAAATATTATTCTGATGATGAGCATGACCATCACTTTCATTTTACACAAGAGATGATGGAGACTTTACATAACGAAGGGGAACTAGAGGTTAGAGTAGAAGAAGATGGTAATGAAATGCTTATAAAGTTTACTTATGGTGATAAACAAGAAGAAAATATAAAAGATGAATTTGGTGGTTATTTTGATGAGATTATTAAAAATCTTAAAGAATCAAAATAAAATGAAACTAAAACATTTTAAAAGGTCTGAGTTTACTTGCAAGTGTGGATGTGGTGAAACTGTTATAAATGATGAGTTATTGTATATGTTAGATAAGGCTAGGTCTTTTGCAAAGATTCCTTTTGTTATATCTAGTGGATACAGATGCGAGAACCATCCTGAAAGCAAGAAGAACCCAACATCATCTCATATAAAAGGGTTGGCTGTAGATATAGAATGTAAAGATAGTAACACTAGAGCAATAATGATGGATGCTTTAGTATATGCAGAGTTTGAAAGATACGGATTACATAAATCATTTATCCATGTGGATATAGATTATACTAACAAGCCAAGTCCTGTGATTTGGTTATATTAATTAATTATTAACTTAAATATATATTATGGAAATTTTAAAAAAAATGTTTGATTCAAGAAAGTTTTGGTACACAATAGGGGCTATATTTATTCCTTTTGCGGCAGTTAAACTAGGTCTTACTGAGGCTGAGATTGAGAAAGTTTATTATGCTATTCTCACATTAATCTTAGGTCAAGGACTTGCAGACATTAAGAAGTAATGATAAAAAAATGGATAGGTGAGGCACTCGCAACAGGTGCTGTTAAGCCAATAACAGAATTATTAAAAGCAGTAAAAGAACTATTTACAGACACTAAAGGCAAGTGGAGTAGTAAAAGAACAATTAGTGGAGTAATAGTTGTTGCTGCTAGTTTATACATAGAAAAAAACGGAATAGACACTAATGCTCTTATAATGACAGCACTAGGGGTTTTACCATTATGCTTTTCTGTTTTTGAAAAAAATTGTGGTAATTGCAAGGATATTTCCAAAAAATGATTATTTTAGCAAATTACAGGGTAGGGTTGTGCCTATCTTTGTTTCATTGTTTATAGTTTTCAAGGGTGAGGTGTTAATAAGCATCTCACCTTTGTATTTTATAGACTTGTATTTTGATTACTTTGCGTAACTAAAAAACAATAAACTATGAAAAAATACGGAAAAAGACTTAGACTTTCACCTGAAGAGGTAGAAATGATCTATGAAAGTAGAGCAACAGAAACCAACATAAATAATAACACAGTATTAGATATACATCTTGCTGAAAGGGGTATTGATAAAAAAGATGTAGTATCAGTAAAGCATTGGCAATCTGCTGGTGGAGAATTTAGATTTAGTGTTGTTACTAAAGAAGATATGTCTTTAAATGAAAAAGACTTATTATCAAAGGTAAGTAGGTTTATAGATCAATATTCTCCTCATTATCCTACTATAAAAACAAAAAACACAAACGCTAGTCATTTGCTAGTTATAAATCCAGCAGACATTCATATAGGTAAATATGCAAATGGTGTAGAAACTGGCAGCGAATATGACGTTGAAACTGCTTGTATGCGAGTTTTAGAAGGCTTAGAAGGGCTTGTAGCGAAGTCAGAAGGGTTTGAGATAGAAAAGATTTTATTCTGCATAGGAAATGATGTATTGCATATTGACAATGTTTATGGAACAACTACAAAAGGAACTTATCAAGACACAGATGGTAAGTGGTGGGAGCATTTTGAAATTGGTCTTGCTTTATATGTAAGGTGTGTAGAAATATTAAGAGAGATTGCTCCTGTAGATGTTATACATTGTATGAGTAATCATGATTATCAAAGTGGCTTTCATTTAGCACACGCTTTAAAAAGTTGGTTTAGAAAAGACAAAAGAATTACATTTGATGTAGGTGTAGCACACAGAAAGTATTATCAGTATGGTACTAATCTTATAGGTTTAGAACATGGTGATGGTGCTAAGATGGATAGTTTACCTTTATTAATGGCTCAAGAGAAACCAGAAATGTGGAGTAGCACTAAGTATAGGTATTGGTATTTACATCATTTACATCATAAAGTAAAACATAAATGGAGAGATGCAAAAGATTTTATAGGTGTTACTGTAGAATATATGCGTTCACCAAGTGGTACTGACAGTTGGCATAATAGAAAAGGTTTTTCTGGTGTTTTAAAAGCAGTTGAAGGCTTTGTTCACGAAAGAAATAGCGGTCAAGTAGCACGATTAGTTCATTATTTTTAGAAAAAATCACACAATTTTAATCTAGTGGATAAACATTTTATAAAAAAATGTTGAAAATTCTTTGGTGGTTTGTTTCAATTTTATAACTTTGCATCATTATTAACCAAACTTATAAATATGGAAACTGATGAAAATAAAGAGTTACAAAAACAAATCCAAGCGTATGAGTTACAAAGGCTAAGAAAAGCAAACTCAAAATTTAAACTTGAGATTATAGAATTAAAACAAAAACTAAAAGAAATTTATTCAGTATTGACAGCCAATACAGATAATTTAATACAACAATAATTATTAACTAAAAACTAAAAACAATGAACACAGAAAAAATGAAAGAAGAATTAGTAAAAACACAAATAGAAGCATTTAACAATTCTATAAAAAACACAGAAGATGTTTTTAATAAATGTTTTAAAACACAAAAAACACAAAAAACACAAAATGAGAAATACATTTTAAAAGACAGTTTAAATACTTATATCTCAATGCACAATACAGAAGATGAAGTATACGAAAAACTACAAGAATTTAGTGAAAAATTTAAAGATACTTTTTCAACCTTTGGAGGGCATATAGATGGCAAACCGATGTATGAAGATAGTGCAGTTTACACAATACCTGAAGAGTTGAAAAGCCAATACTACAATAAAGAATATATTACTTTTTATTTTTTTAAATTTGATTTAAAAACAAATGAAAGGGTTGCTTTATATGATTACAATGAAGACTATTATTAAAACAAATTAATTATTAACTAAAACAAAAACAAATGAAAAAAACTATGCAAGAAAAACTAAGAAAACAACCTGAACCTGTTGTTGAAACAAGAAAAGAAGCACTTAGAAGGCTTTACAAAGAAAATGGTTTAACAGAAGAAGATATATACAAAGACAAAAGGGGCTTTGTAATTATCACAAGAACTGGTATTGATAAGATTGTATCTAAAAACAACATTACAGTTGCTTATGAAGTTATTAATATGGATGTAGAAAAGTCTATATGCGTGTTAAGAGCAGCAGCAACAATGAAAGTTGGAAATGATGTTAGAAATGCTATGAGTTTTGGCGAGGCATCTGATGCTAATTTAATGGGAGGTGGTAAAAAGTTTCCTGTTGCTATGGCTGAAAAGAGAGCAATGTCAAGAGTAGTTCTTAAAATTGCTGGATTCTATGAGCAAGGAGTGTTTGGTCAAGATGAGATTGTTGATTAGTGAATGAAGATTGGTTTGATGAGTTGCACAATGGTGAGCCTACGCTTATTACAGATACGCAATGGCTCATCATTGAAAGCAACATATATCATACAATACTGCCATCACAAACAGTTCAAAATATTATGAGTACATTAAATGATATGACTGAATTAGAAGCAGAAGAAATTATAAAACTAATAAACGAAAACAAAATTGAAACAGACACAAGAAAGCAATGGGAAAAAATGCTCAAAGACGGAGTATTTGGACATAGAAATATTTAATCACTTTTTAAAAGTTTACTCTTATATTATTTGGAATGATAAACAATTACTTGGAGAGATTGTAGAAGATGATATCATGAAACTGCTAGAAAAAGATCAACTGGTAGACTTCTATCACGCTGGTAAGACAAAGTTTAAAATAGAAAAAACCAAAGTAGAAAAGTATTTAAAAAATGACAAATAAATATTCTTTAAACAAAATACGAAAGTCAAGAAACGAATTTGAAGCATTGCTTAGAATCTATGGTATATCTAATTTAAGACTTTGTAAAGTGTTAGAAGTTAACTATGCAACAAGTAAAAAGTTTATAGCAACACCAACTAACATGAGGTTTATACACGCTAAAAAACTAGCAGATTACATTGGGTTAGAAATACAAGATATAGTAGATACTGTTGTGTATGATATAAAATAATTTAAACTATATAGGCAGAGTTATAATCAATTATTTAATAACTGGGCGGTTATACTTTGTGGCGATTATGTTTCTTTGCCTGTATAGTTTATTAACTAAAAACAAAAATAAAATGAGAAGAAGAAGAATTAAATTTAGTGATTTCTACCATAACATTATTATGAATGAGGTGGCAGATATATATAATGTTGAAAGAGATAGAATCTTTCTAGGTAGTAGAGAAAAGAACATAATTTTTGCAAAGAGATTATACATTTACACACTTAGAAAAATGTTTAAACTTACTCTAACTGAAATTGCTAGTGTTACAAACTTGCATCACGCATCTGTGATTCATCACTTTGAAAGATTTAAATTTTTTCATGAACATCCTAAAAACTTTAAGCAAGACGCAATAAACCTTCAAAGAGTAGAAGATAAAATTATTGAAGTTGAGGTAGAAGAAGAAATTCATGCACTAGAAAAGAAAAGATTAAGTATTAAAAAATCGTTAACCAAATTATATAAAATTAAAAAACTAAAAGATGAAAGAGAAAAAATCAAAAATCTACTTACCAAGTAGTATTAAAAACATTGAAACAAAATATGGATCAATGATGGTTGCTAACTTAAAAGTTGATGAGTTACAAGCAAACGCAAAAAATGGTTGGGTATCAATGGTAATTGCAGAAAGAAAAGAGCCATCTGAAAAAGGTGCTACTCATTATGCTTATGTAAATGACTATCAACCACCAGCAGAAAATAAAACTTCTGATAAAAAAGTGAAGGCTACTACTGGTGATGATGACTTGCCTTTCTAATGATTAAGTGGAAAAATACAACTTACCCTAGCACTTTCATCAAATTGTCTGATGAACTTGCTAAGGTGAGAAGTATGTTATCTGCTCAGGTATATAATAAGAATACAGAAAAATACAGAGGAGATAAAGAACACAAAATACAAAGTCTAGGAATATTTGCAGAGTTAGTTGCTAGACATATATTAGACAACAATAAAGGTGTTCAATATAAAGCAGCACCATTATTAGAAGAAAGACCAGTAGTTGAGGCAGATATAGTTATGAAAGGTATTGGTGAATATAATTATATAGACGTTAAAGGAGTTAGAAGTAATGGGAATACCCTTAGAGTTAATTTTAAGGCTCATAACAACCCTAATAAAAAAGTTACGCACTATCTATTCATTCAGCCTCTTAACGCTTTATACGCAAGATTTTGCTGGGTAACTTATAAAGATGTAAGTAAGTGGGATGTTGTTATGTCAACATACACAAAATGCTATGAACTAAAAATACAAAAACACAACTAAACAATGAAACAACCAAACTACTATGCTGTTATAAGTGCTGAGGTTAGGTACGATAAAAATTTAACAGCAAATGCAAAACTTTTATATGCAGAAATTACAGCACTACTTAATATGAATGGAGAGTGTTTTGCAACAAACAAATACTTTTCTAATCTTTATGGTAAGAGTATAGTTACAATTTCTAAATGGATTAAAGAGTTAATTGTAAATGGCTATATATCATCTAGTTATACTTATAAAGGAGGTACTAAAGAAATTGATAGGAGGTATATAAGTATTCTTAAAGGGGGTATTAAAGAAAACGACAAGGGGGGTATTAAAGAAAAGTTTAAGGATAATAATACAAGTATTAATAATAATATTACATATAGTAATAATAAGGGGCGTTTTAAAAAACCAACTATTAATGATATTTCTAATTATTGTATAGAAAGAAAAAATAATATTGATGCAGAAACTTTTTTTGATTTCTATGAAAGTAAAAATTGGTTTATAGGTAAGTCAAAAATGAAATCTTGGAAAGCCTGTGTTCGTACTTGGGAGAAAAGAAGCAGTACAAAAGGAATAAGTAAAATACACGCACACTTACAGAAAAACTTAAATGTAAAAGAAAAACTAAAACAACAATTCAAACAATGAAACAAATAAAAACAATGACAAAAGAAGAACTATTAATGGGTTCGGTAGATTTAATTAGTAAGACTTATATTGAGTTAGGTCAAAACAATATTGATGAAGATACTATTATGATATTATCACAAAGTTTAGCAGAAGATTTAACCAAAACTTATAAAAATTTTTATTTTGAAGATGCTCAAAACGCATTTAACTTAGGTGTAAGAACTCCTATTAATGGAGATTTTATACATCTTAATGTGCCAACTTATATGAGATGGTTGAGAAAACATAAAGATTTAATATGGGATGCGAGGTCAAAAGTAGATATGGGGCAAGACCCTAAGTCAGTACCTTATTACAGACCAGAACCAAAATTACTAAAATGAAGATATTAACAACGATTTGGGTAATACTTATAATATATTGTATATTAGAGGCGATTTTCTGTACTATTTTTGTAGATGATAATAATATAGAAGAAAACTTAAAACAATACAACAAAAAAATAACTAAAAAAAATGACAGACCATAATAAATATTATTACGAAACTGGGAGAAATGGATGGACTCCTACAAGTACTTTTGATAAAGAAGACACAAGAATAAATCCTAAAATGTTATTAAGTAAAGAGGAATTAGATATACAATCTAATAAACCAAAATTAAATTTTAATTGGCATTTAGATAAAGTAGTAGAAAGGATAGTGAAACTGCTGAAAGAAAAAAATCAAGCATATGGAGATACTGCTTTAAATCCATCTAACATATTTAGTAAATTAAATTCTGTTGAGGCTATATGTGCTAGGCTTGATGATAAATTAGCAAGAATAAAAAACAAAGGTATAAACGACAAAACAGAAGATACAGTAGATGATATAATTGGTTATTTATTATTATTAAAAATGTCAATGGAAAGATGAAAAAACCAATTTTCAGAGTGTTTATTACTTACGAAATAAAAAGTAAAAAAGCAGTTAGAAAAGGAAAGAAAGGCAGGTTAGATACTTTTGTATTAACTTCTGATTTAGAAGAAATAAAAAAAGATGAAGATACAATAAATAGAATATGTTATATAAATAAAAAGAAACCAGAAGATGTTGAGGTTAATTTTTTAGATATTGAAATAGAAGACCAATATGGAGAAACATCTGACAGATTTCCAGAAGAATATTAGTTATGCCAAAGATTAGAAAAATAAAATTAGAAGATAGAAAAGACATGAGAGGTGGTGGCTTTGCTAGGAGAAAGTTTACTTTTGAAGAAGCAGACGCAATAAGAAAAGAATACCATACCTCAGCACAAAAGATTACTATATCATCTATCGCAAGAAAATATAAAGTATCACAACCTTTAATGTACCAACTTATAAAAGGAACAACCTACAACGAGGGGGTATAGGGGGGTGTAGGGGGGTACACCTATATATGAAAAAAGAAGCACAAGTACAATATTCATTTTGCACATATATGAAATTTGCATATCCAGACTTGAGATATTGTGCAAGTCTTGGTGGTATAAGAACCTCTATGAAACAAGCAGTCCTAGCAAAAAAGACAGGATATGTTAAAGGCTTTCCTGATATGCAGATACTTAGAGTTAACAAAGAGTATGCTGGACTATTCCTAGAAATTAAAGCAGACAAGAAGTCTTACCCAACTAAAGAACAAAAAGAATGGGTGGCATATCTTAATGAAGCAGGTTACTATGCTAAAGTAGTTAAAGGTATTGATGAATGTATGGATGTTTTAGATTGGTACATGAAAATTCCTGTATAATTTTTTTACAATTTTTTTTTACAAAAATTTTTTTACAAAATCTCTCCCTGAAACTGCTGGTGAAACTGCCCTGAAACTGCTGGTGAAACTGCTGGACTTGCTATAACACGCACACACACCCGTTTCTTATATAAGGCGTTGATACTTAGTTATTTAGAATGATTATAAATTATAATATTTTTAACAATATTTGTTTTTTTGTTAAAAAAATTTATATATTTGCAGCAAACAAAATTATTAATTAAAATTTTAAACGATGGAAAAACTAGAAATTACAAACGGCAGTAAATACAAAGTAATAAACAAAGAAACAAAGCAAGAACATATTTTTAATGCTCAGCAATTAGCAAAGTTTATTTTTAAAAATAATTATCTAAAATATAATATTATAGAACTAAATAAAAAAACTTTAATTGATTATTTGCCGACTTGGTTAATTTATAGCATTATGATTATTGCTTTTATTGGTTCTATTCTATTACATATACAATTAAATTATTAATATAAAAAATAAAAATTATGAATTTTAACGAATGGAAAAAAGAAACTTATCAAGCATATGAAGATCCAACAAACTATCAAGGCAATAACTACAGTTGTGACGAATGCGGCAATTTGTTGGAGGTTTCAGAGGTTTGCGAATGTATTAACGAATACATAGAAAAGTATATAATACCAAATGAAACAAAAGAAAATATTAGGCTATATTATCAAGGTTGTTTGCAATATGATGATGAATATTTAAAAGAGCATAAAAAATATAATAAAGAATATAACAAAAAATTAAAAAAATGATATCAAAACAAAAAAGAAATTTAATAAATAAACTATCTTTTTATTTACTAATGAACGCAACAGAAGGAAACCAAATAAAAGAAGACATAGAGCAAAGCAAAGAAATTATAAAAAGTTGTAAAAATTACACAAATAAAAGAATAAAAGAAATAATAGAATTACAAGAAGCAAACTATTATTTACCATTCTAAAAATAACTAAATAAAACTATAAACAAAATGAACCTATTAACACAAAACGCAAAGATGAAAAAAACATCTTTAGAAAATAATACTAAAATATTTAATTTTAGCATACCAGCATATAAAACGAAATCAGGTAAAATTACTTGCCCATTTGCAAAAGATTGCATAAAATATTGTTATGCACAAAAGGGAAATTATACAAGGTTTCCAATGATCCAACAACTAATGGAAAAAAAGTATGAATTGACAAAACAAAATAATTTTGTAGAATTAATGACAAACGAAATAAAAAAGAAAAAAGCAAAATATATTCGTATACATGATAGCGGCGACTTTTACTCTATTAAGTATTTGCAAAAGTGGGTTGATATAGCAACACAAAATAAAGATGTAATTTTTTATGCTTATACAAAAAGTATTAAATTTTTTACAGATAATAAAATAAATAAACCTAAAAACTTAAAAATTATATTTAGTGAAGGATCAAAAAAAGATGAATTAATAAATGTAAAAAAAGATAGACACGCTAGAATATTTAAAGACATTACTACTTTATTAAGTGCTGGATATATAGACGCATCAAACAACGATTTGTTAGCAATTACAAGCAATAAAAAGGTCGGACTAGTATATCACTAAACTATAATATTAATTAAAAACAATAAACAAATGAACGAAAAACAAAAAATAAAAAAAATTGCTGATATAATAACAGATAATTTTAATGAACAAATAACAGATTTATTAATTATTTACAATATAGAAACAAAAACACAAGAAGAAGAAGAAAAAAAAGTTGATGAAGTAATTAAAGAAATAATAAAAATATATAACTAATAAAAATATAAACAAATGAAAACAAAAACAAACTTAAAAGAATTTTCAAAATATGATTTAATAAAAAATTTAAATTTAATTCATGAAGAAAATGAAAATTTTGAATGCTATTTGATTAATATATTAGATAACGAAGAATTGACAAACAAAGAGAAAATAAAATTAATTAGAGAAAAAATATAAACAAATGAAAACAAAAACAATATCACCAGACAAAGCAAAAGAAATAATAAAAGCAAATAAATATAAATTTTTTACTGCTCATTTCATAAAAGCAAATAATGAAAAGAGGATTTTAAATTGTATGGTAGGTAAGAAGTACACGCCAAAAACAAATAAGAAGCAGCCATACGACCCGAATAAATACAATCTTTTAAAAGTATATGATTTAAAAATAAAAGACTTTAGAATTATAAATTTTAATACTCTTTACAAATTAAATATTAATAAAACTAAATACAAAATAAAACAAAATGTCTAAGCAACTACCACTAACAAATTATAGTAATACAACGCTTTTTATTTTGTTTCTTTTGGCTTTGCTTGGCTGCTAAATAAAACAAACATACAAAGCAATTACAAGCCCTTTAATTAGGGCTTTTTTTGTTTCTAATATCTACATACTATAAGCACATCAAACACGCTTAAAGGCCTTTTAAATGATTAGTTATATTTTAACAAATGATTAATAAATAAAAATAAATTTGTTTTGATATGTTAGATTTTTTTCTTTGTTCTTACTCTTTAGAACTAAAAAAAAAGATTATTTCTTAAAGAATTTAAAGAAATCAAGCATAAAAAGACAATAAAAAGTTAAAAATTTAATGTTTTTTTAATGTTTTGAATAAAAAAAGAGGAGGTTGTTTTAAATTCCGTAACCAAGACCGAGAGGGGCTTTTAGCCACATAGACGTAGACACTCAAAACCAAAGTTCAATTTTATAAATACTATGTTTTATTATAAACATCTATTTAGAAAGTTTGTAAATACTTTTGCGATATGAGCAATGATGTTTACTTTAAGACAAGAGGACGATTATAAACTTAGAATTAGTTTAACTCTTATAAGAGGACGAAGTTAGTGTTTTAAAAATAAAGTTTTGCATAATTATTGTATAATTAATAAAAATGTTAACAATTACTTGTTCAATTTTATATTATTATTATGAAATAAGAAAAGAAAGTTTTTTGTATTTTGGCACAATGGAAACTATAATAAAAGAAATACTGGAAGAAAATGAGTGTTTAACTGCAGATGGTTTTGATGATGCTATAATTGGATTTCAACAAAAAGATGGAAATGTAATAGTTGTTTATTCTATTAATAAGTGTATATATACATTAATGGAAAACGATAACATGGGCTATGAAGAAGCAGAAGAGTTTCTTCACTTCAACACAATCAACTGCTATATGGGGGTTAAAACACCAATATTTGTAAAAACATACTTTAATGGATAAGAAGTTAGGAGAAGAAGCAAGGAAGAAGAGACCTCAACTTGGTAAGATAGATGAGAACTATAATAATACTCCTAAATCACTACTGCCTAAAAACAATGAGGTAAGGCAAGTGGCTAAGATGACTAGGAAGTCATTGGCGTATGCTTTAGAAGGGCAGCCAGTAAAAATTAAGATGGCATTAGATATATTATTTGATGAAGACCCTAGAGCATACATAGATGCTATAGCAAAACTAATGAACTACGCTATACCTAAATTATCATCAACAGAGATTAAGAAAGACACAGATACTAAGATTGAGATTAAACTAAATGAAGGTGCTACTCTTGATGATATTAAAAATCAAATTAGAGGTCTTGAAGATACAGAAGATGTTGACTACACAGATATAGATGACGAATAAAAAACTTTTAAAGTTTGCCCTTGAAAAGAAACTTTGTGAGATGAGTTTCTATGAGTTCTTTAAAAAGGCTTGGCATGTGGTAGAACCTGCAGTACCTCTATCAACTAATTGGCATCATAAATATATATGCGATACACTACAAGCAGAATGTGAAAGGATAATAAGACAAGAACCAAAAACAAAAGATATAATTATTAACGTACCCTTTCGTAGTACAAAATCTTTAATAGTTACTGTTATGTTTCCAGTATGGGCTTGGATAAAATCACCAAAACTAAGATTTATAACCTCATCCTATTCTGCAACACTATCTATTGAACTGTCTACTAAGAGTAGAGATATAATATTTAGTGATTGGTTTAAGAAAAGATGGGGTGATGTTTTCTTTATTAAGAAAGACCAAAACTTAAAAGAGAGATACGAGAACAATCATATTGGTATGCGAAGAGCAACATCTGTTGGAGGTACAGTTACTGGTCAAGGGGGAGATTTCTTAATTGTAGATGACCCTCTATCACCACAAATGGCAAACTCAGCAACAGAAAGAGAAAATGCAAATGAGTGGTATAGGACAACATTTTACTCAAGACTTAACCAAGCAGATATAGGAGTGAGGATTATAATAATGCAAAGAGTACACGAAGATGATTTAAGTGGATTCTTGTTAGATAAAGAAACAAGATTTAATTATAAGCATATATGCATACCTGCAACTAATGAAGATGGTAATATAAAACCAAAATCATTAGTTCAATTTTATAATAAAGAAAATGGATTGTTTTGGGAAGATAGATTTAGCAAAAAAGTTTTAGATGATTACAAAAATGCTTTAGGAACTTATGGCTATGCAGGACAACTACAACAAACACCAACACCCTTAGATAGTGGTATGATACATAGAGATTGGTTTAAGATAGATAGATATAGAAAAGAAGAAGCAACAGTAAACTTTATTATAGACCCAGCATATACTGCAAACCAAAAAAATGACCCTTCAGCATTGTTAGCGTATACATATACAGATAATAAGTGGCAAATAGTAGATTGCACTAATGTTAGGAAAGAATTTCCAGAACTTGTTAAGTTTATTCCTGAATGGGTAAAGAAGAATGGCTATACTAATAGAAGTAGAATATATGTAGAGCCAAAAGCATCTGGTAAATCTATAGTACAAACATTAATTAGGGAAACAGGACTAAATGTAAAAGAAGATAAACCGCCAACTAAAGATAAAGTAGCAAGAGTAAGTGATATTAGTGCATCATTAGAGAGTGGTAGGGTAAGTTTATTAAATGGCAGGTGGAATGAAGAGTTTTTAGACCAACTATCTAAATTCCCATCAGCAAAGCATGATGATATGGTAGATTGCTTAGTTATGGCTGTAAATAAAGAAATTTGGGGAGGAAGAGGTAAAATAGTATATTTTAATTAATTTTTCAGTTTGTTAGAAAACTATGAAAATATTAGAGTAAATGAATGTAATTTTGTGAAGTTTTGAATAATTTTCAAAAAATTATGAAAGATAATAAAGTAATTTACTTAAACGAGCAACATAAAGAGATTGTTGACAGGCATTTAAAAATGATGCAGAGAATGATGTATTATGCTACAGAAAACACAAAAGATGGCAAGTTTCAAGATTACTTATCTATACTTGATTCAATTTATATGTATTCTAATAATTTTCACGATACAGTAGTTAGCAAAAAAAATTGTGATAAAGGTTCTGTTGCAGAATTTTTGTTTTTAATACCAAATATGTCTTTTTATACTGCTATTGGTTTTTTAACAGCACTAAAAGATGGCGATAATGATTTAGAGTTGAGAGATATTTTGGAAAGGATAGGGATTCATTGTGAAGATACAACTGGAGAGTTAGCAGATATTCTAATAGACGAAACAGAAAATGAAAAACTGATAAACGAAATTTTTGGAAAAATGTTAAGTAAAAACTAATAATATGATACAAATTAAAATTCAAGACAAAAACTATGATATTCCAACAGAATGGAAAGACATGAAATTGAACTATTGGTGTGGGCTATACGCTATCATCAACAAGTACAATAAAAAGGATGAAGGAGGGAATATTATAGAGGCAGACCATTCAGAAGTAGAGTTACTAAAAATGAATAGAGATATTTTTATGTATTTGACTGGTCTTAAAGAAAATGAAATGAGTCTACTTGATTTAGATAGCGTTAATAGTGCTATCAATGCTTTTGCAGGTGCTTTAGAAGAATATAAACCAAAAGGCACAGAAAAATTTGAGTTAGATGATAAAACATATTATTTTCCAAAAGAATTTTTAAAAAGAAACACTTTTGGTGATTATATAGAGTCTACACACTTAGATAGCACAATAAAGATAATGAAGCATGGAAGATTTGATGTTTTGCCAGAACAAATGGCAATATTGTGCAGAGAGGCAGGAGAAGAGTATGATGATGACATAATACCAGAAAAAACAGAAAAATTTAAAGAATTAACAATGGACGTAGTTTGGGAGTTCAGTTTTTTTTTGACTATGCAAAGCGTAAAATTAACAAGGACTTTCCAAATGTTTTTGGGGAAAACAGAAGAGGAAGTGGAACAGGCAAAAACAGAGTTTCTACAATTGGACTCTACAACAAATTCATAAAACCATATGGCTGGTTAAACAGTTTATATATGGTGGCAGAAAAAAAAGTATTTAAAATGGAAGGAGAAAATCATATAGAAAGCGTAAAAAAAACAGACTTATATAAGGTTTTGACTTATTTAAGTTGGAATACTGCTAAAAATGATTATGAAACTGCTGTTCAAGAAAAAATACATAATAAAAATAATATAACATTGTAATAATGGCAATAACAAGATTAACAGATATAATATCAGTATTTGAAAGCAAATGGACTTATGGAGATGTAAAGTTTGGTTATGAGGGAGAGGTAAACCAAGATCACGACATAAAATACCCATTACTGCTTATAGAACCGCCAGAATCTACTATACCACAAATATATAATGGTAGAGAAGAATACACTTTTGAAATAAATTTCTATAACTTATATTCTCAAGCAGCACAATCAGTAGTAACACTACAAAAAAGATGGGATAACCTACAAGACTTGGCTAATGAATGGCTAGACTTTGTATTAAAAAACTATCAAGATGTAACAGTAGACGCTTACTTAAATGATGAAAGTATAGAAATTGAAAGAGTAAAAGAAGTAGCAAACGACAGATTAGTGCAATTAAAACTTACTTTTACAATGAGTGCGTTTACAAAATGTTTTAGACCAGTATCTCAATACCCATCTGACTTTTCTGATTTAGTGTTGTGGTTAAAAGCAGATAGTGGGGTTACATTTGATATAGCATCTAAAAGAATAAGTGCTTGGGCAGACCAATCTGGAAATGGTTATAATTTTGAACAAAATACAGAAGCAAATAAACCTTTAAGAGAGGGCTATGATGGTGCTAATGACAAAGCATATATATCTTTTGATGGTACAAATGATAGTTTTGGCTCAGGTTCTAACTTTCCTGTATCTACAAACAGTTATACAATATTTGTTGTTGGAAAACAAAATTACGCAGGTACAGCCAGTAAAGATATTCTTTCTTATCAAAGAACACCGACTACGCAGAAAATACAAATTGGATTTAAAAACAATAAGTTTCGTTCATATGCTACTAGTGGACTTCTTTTTGCAGACCATAATTCTACTGCATCTTCTAGTAGTTATGGGTTGATAGCAACAAGTCTTAATGGAAATAGTGGAACATTAACTACACAGTTTAATAACGAAACACAAGTAAGCACAACGATGATAGGGTGGTCTGATTTACTTGTATGGAATGGGTCTGCTCTTTCTATAGGTGTGAGAGTAGATACTACAGATTTTACAAATACTGATGTAGAAGAGATTATTGTTTACAATAGACTATTAACAATAGCAGAAAAGTTAGATGTTAGAAATTATTTAAACACAAAATATAAAATTTATTAATTATGGCAAGTAGAAATGGACAATGTAATTGGGGGTTTCAACCTGTAGATTTTACAAATAGTGATTTAGAAGGGGCGTTTTATAGTGCTAGAGATAACTATTTAAAAAGCGTTAACGACCCTTTAAGGTATCAAGTTGTTTGGAAAAGCACTAATTTAACTGAAGCAACAGAACCATCTATAAGCAACTCAACAGCAACTTCAGGTGATGTTGTTTATGTAAAGTTTTATGTAGAGGTTTGTATGAATACTGATGATGCGGCTATAAATGGATGGGAACAAATTGCTGTAATAACAAAAACTAGAGATATTATTAATAAAAAATATGATACTGGTACTGCAGCCCCTAACCATAGGTTTACTGTAGATGTTAGTCAGGTGGTTTCAGATGAATTGTCTTATAGTTTATGTCCAGTAAACAAAGGGACTTGGCAAAGTTACAAATATGGAGGTATGAATGGAGGGGCTATAATGCAGGATAATGTTATATCAAATGATGCTTCACTATCTGGAAATCCTGTAAGTTTATTCAATGTTTCTAAGAATGGAACTTTTAGAAGATTAAGAGTAAAAGCAGTTCCATATGTAATACTTGATGATGGTGATATAGAACCAACAGGCACTTTAAATTCAAATACAATTTCAGTTATAAATTCTGTAAATCAAATTTCTTCTGATGGAGTTTATTATGCACATAACAATTATGGTGGGTCGTATCTTATGGCAAATTCTAGTGCATCATCTACGATTCAGTCATATAAGTTTTTAAGTAAATATAATAATTACTTATACAGTACTGGCAGTTATGGTAAAAAACTTGTCAGAATGGATGAACAAGCAGAGTTTTTGAACTTTTATTTTTATAGAATAGACTCTGAAAGTATAGGTGGTTCAGCAGGTGAAGATACAGTAAGAGCCTGTGGAATGTATGTAGAAACATTTACAAGTGATGGTATTGCACAAAATCAGTTTTATATAAGAGATTTTGAAGATACTTTACTAAAGGTTGTAAACGCTTCACTTGGTATGCATGTTTTAAAAGATTACCAGAACGTAATGACTACTCAAAACGTATCTCCTTATTTTATAAAAAATACTGCAAATTGTTATACATATAATGATTCTGGTTCAGCAGCATTTCCTTATTGGACAGCATATTCAGGAGATAAAATAACTTCAGACACAGATTGTTATAGAGTTAGTATATATAGGTTTTCTGGAGACACTCCTGCAAACTCAAGAAGGACATCTGAATATAGATACTACAAAATAGATAGAGAAGATGAAAACGAGCCTTACAAATTTGTTAGATTTCATTGGCTAAATAACTTAGGGTCAACAGATAGTTATACAGCAAAAAGAAATATTGCAGAAGGTTATACAATAAATAGAAACACAATAGAGGCTAATACAACAGATAAAACTTGGTATCAAAACTCAACAAATGTAGGAACTGATTTAGATACTGATATGTATAAATCAGATACAATGAGAGGGGGAGATATATATAAAGGAGGTAGAGAAGTAACAAGTGTTGAAGCACAGCGTGTACAAAGTGTTTATACTGAGCCTTTAAATACTGAAGAGGCTGAATGGCTTTCTAAAATGATGTTATCGCCTAATGTTTGGGTAGAAATGAATAATGATGCAACTAAAGTGGGTAATCTTTACAACACTCATCTAAGACCTTCAACAAGAGATTATATACCAATTATTATAACTAATAGTGATGTTGAAACTGTTAATCAAGAGCAAGGGCTTGTTACTTTTAATATAGAATATACATTAGCACATAAAACAATTACACAAAGCAATTAATATATGTCTGTAAAAATAGAAATCTTAGATTATAAGAAAGGAGAAGGGGGTAATTTAGTAGATTGTAGTTTTGGAACTCCAGCGACTGGATGGTCAATATCTCAAAAAAATAATCAAACTGCTAATTGGGATAATACTGGCGTTGCAGCAGGTGCAACTAAATATTTTGAGAATATTAGTCCTAATTTAGTAGGAGGCAGAGAATATGATATAAAAATTAAAATTACTAATTTTAATGGAACAGGAAACATGGGTGTTTCTTCAGTTGATAGCACAGGAACTCCAAATGGGATAGGGACAACTGTTAGGGGTGATTCTAACGGAACACACACACACACTTTTACTTGGGCTGCAGGGGCTACAGGAGGTATTAGAATTTTTGGTGTAGGAACAAACTCAGGTACAATAGCGGTTGAACTTACAGATGATACTGGTATAGTTTGGGAAAAAAGTGTTGCAGGGTCATTAGATGTGTCAGACCACTCAGAGTTCCCTCTTGCTTTAACATTTCAAGTTTCAGACTTAAAAGATATTACCTCTACAAGTGGAGATTTTAGTAAAACATTCAAAATTCCTGCTACAAAAAACAATAATAAAATATTAAAACAACAATTTAATCCTAATATAGAATATATTGGACAACCTCTTTCTTTTGGAAGAAAATGTAGAATATTAGTAAATGATTTTTATTCTTTAGAGGGTTTTATAAAAGTAACTGGTATAGGAGGGCATGGAGAATCTCCATCGTATTATGACTGTGTTTTTTATGGTAATAATTTAAGTTGGGCAAAAGATTTAGATGGTAAATTAATGAATGAAACATTTAGTGATGGGTATGGCTTATGGGGTGCTGATGGTAATCAATTAAGTTATAATAAAGATGCTGTAGTTGCTACTTGGTCTCAAGAGCATAGCGAGTCTGACTCTTCTCCTTTTGTTTATCCTGTAGTTTCTTATGGAGACTATAATACTGATGGTATGCCTTACACAGTACAACTTTTAGACAATCACTATGGAGTTTATCCTACTACATCTTCTGCAACTATCGGCTATCAAGGATTTAATAATAATGGAGACGCTTATGGAACTCCCCCTCCAGCATCAGATTGGAGACCTGCACTTTGGGTTAAAACAACATTTGAAGCAATATTTTCTAAAATAGGATATACTATATCTTCTGATTTTATCAATACAGATAAGTTTAAAAAATTAGTATGGCTACTTCCTAATTTTAAATATAATAATGCTGATGATAGATATAATGAGTTTGGGATGGAATATAAATGGGTAAATGAAAGAAACACTACTGTTGGTTCAGGGGCTACTGCTGTAACTGTAGATTATGCTTTTGGTTTTACTGATTCTGCTTTAGATGAGAATGATGCAGACACCCATTATACTGGGTCTAGTAGAGACCCATTAGGTTTTAACACATCAACAGCACAAAGTCCTTCTGGCTATAATGTAAAAATTGATTTAGATAATAACTCTAGGCTTTCTACAAGTAGCAATGAAATTACTATAGGAGAATTTGGATATTATACTATAAAATTTGCAGAGATGCAGGTTAAAGTAGCAACACTCTATCATACTGGCTCACAAAGCGAGTCTGTTGAAGAACTAGATTGTTGTATAAATATAGAATTAAAAACAGCAGGGCAGACAAGTTGGAATATAATTGGTCAAATAGAAAGTTTAGGGCTAGAACCTTTAAATGCAAACGGAACTCACATTGTAACTGACGAAGTAAATTCATTTACTGCTTATCAAAATACAGAAGGTTATCTTGAACAAAATAGATGGCTAAACAAAAATGATAAAATAAGGTTTTCAAAGGGAATACGTTTAACACAAACAAGTGATGCTAATCAGGATTTTTATGTATCTGTTATATGGAGAGCAAGAGCAGCATCAGACTTTCAAATTTCTTTAAACCCTGCTCCTGTTTCATGGGGTCAAACATATGATTTAGATAAAGTAATTAATAAAAACTATAAACAACTAGACTTTATTAAAGGTGTTGCTCACGCTTTTAATCTTACCTTAACAACAGATGAAATTGCTAAAATAGTTTATATAGAACCTTTTGATGATTTTTATAAAACATATGAACACGCTATAGATTGGACGCAAAAACTAGACAGGAGTAAAGAAATTAAAGATGCTTGGATAAAAACAGATTTAAAAAGAGATGTTGTTTTTAAATATAAATCTGATAGTAAAGATTTAAAAGTACAAAACAGAGGAGAAAGGTATTTTAACAAAATACATGATGAGTCCCCTTTTTATGAAACACTTTCTGATTCTTTTGAAAGAGGAATAAGTGTTTTTGAAAATCCGTTTTTTGCAGGAACATACAACGCACAAGACTCAGATGCTGGGGGAAGTATATTTTCAAGACCTGCTTATTCTGCTTGTTTATGGGAAACAACAGTAAGTGCTGGGTCAAGTAGAGCAAACACTCCAAAAGGGTTTGATTTCTTACCTAGACTTTTATCGTATAGAAAATATAGTCCTGCTAATACTCAAGACACTAGACATCAAGTTAATGTGCAAATTTGGAGTGGTAATTCTGGTTTTAGACATTTAGTTGCAGACTCATCAGCAACTGTTACAGGATTTATTTTAAGTAATAAAATTCCTCAAGCAACTATGATAAATAGGCATAGTAATGAAATGCCTGTTCTTTCTTATGGTAATGCTTGGATAGAGCATTATGATGAAAATGGTAATTATGATCCTATAGTTGCAGGTAAAGGACTTTTTGAAACATATTACAAAAAAATGTTTGAAATGGTCAAAACTAATCCAAGAATAAGAAGTGTTTATCTAAATTTAAAATTATCTGATATTACATCATTAGACTTTAGAAAACTTGTTTATATAGATGGGGTTTACTACAGAATAAATAAAGTAATAGATTATAAACCAAATAAAAACACAGTAACTAAAGTAGAGTTAATTTGTTGGAAGGAGTTTGGTACGTTTGCAGCATCTGCACCTCCTGCAGGTTCAAGTAATACTACTAACTGGGGTAATGGTATTTATATTAACACAGATGATGTAGAAGAATTTGAAGCACCACATAGTGGTAGTGCGTAAAATAATAAAAAAATAAATATGCCGATTAATTATCAACAACAAATATCACCACAGGGAACACCAAATAGAAAAGGGTTAGAAATATATAAAACAGACTCTATATATTCAGGAGAACATCTTAATTGGGGTAATGCTTTAGCACTTGGTACTGGTTTAAATGTAGTTATAGATGCTATAGTATCAGGAGATTCAACAGACCCTATATATACTGCCTTAGCAAGTCGTCCTACAACAAATTACACGACAGGACATTGGAACAGGTTTCATACTGAAACAGGAACAAAAAATTATGTAGTAGCAGCCCCAACAAGTGGTAGTGGTTATTTTACTTTTAACGCTGCTTCTTCTGGAGCAAAA